CGTGTACTCGTCGGTGACCTGACGCGGCGCGTACGGCTCGCCCTTGATCTTGTGGAGGCCATGCTCGTTCGCGTGCCGCTGCTCACCCCGGGACCAGGCGTCGAGGATGATCGCGTTCTCGCGCTGACGCAGGAACGACGGGAAGTTCTCACGCGCGAGGCCCTTGACCTGGCCGGCACTCATGACCACGGCGGGCCTCCTAATCCTTGTAGGTGTCGTCGCCAGATTACAGGACGACGAAGGTGGCGGCCTGGTAGATGGGCTCCTCGGGGGTCGGGCCGAACTTCACCCAGACCGCGTTCAGGCCCTTGTGCGCGGCGGTGTAGAGGTGACGGATGGTGACCACGAAGGTGCCCGTGACCTCGACGACCTCCTTCTCGACCGAGGGTACGACCCAGTCGGTAGCCGCGCGCGCGGGGGTCTCCTGGCTCTGTGTCACCGCCACATCGAAGGTCAGCGCCTGGACCTCGGCCAGGGTCAGGCCGCCGTCGGGGTCCTTGAGCGTCACGGTGAAGTCGATGAACTGAATCGACCCATTCCTCCACTTACTGTCCATTACTCAGGCCCCTATCTCGGTCCGTTGGATGGTGCTCGCCGCCACGCTGACGCGCGACGGTCCGGCCGCGATTGAGGTCGCAGGTCGATCCCCAGGCCCGATGGTGACCAGGATATCGCGACTGGGTATCGGCACGCCGCCAGTTCCGGTGAAGGCCGGAATACTGAATGTCCCGATCATTGAGACATCGACGCTGGATCGTGCAGAGAGGGTCGCGCCCGGCGAAGCGAACGAGCCGTTCAGTCCACCAACGTTCGGTGAAGTTGAATCACCCGAAGAACTGAACGCGGGGCTCGCGAAGCTGCCGGCCAGTACGGCGTTCGTCGCGCCTCGAACATCGATCGCTGTCACCGGTGCTGCGAAAGTACCATCTACAGTTACTTCCGCAGTGGCGCGGGCAGTTGCCGAAGCGACCGGCGAGCTGAATGACCCGTCGAGTGCGCCAACATTTATCGGCGGCGCACCCCCGACCGGAGTGGACATAAGCGTGGCGATCTCCGCCTGTGTCAGCGCGGTGCCGAACAGGCGAGCGTCGTCGATGACCACCTGGGAGCCAGTCTGGTCAAGAACCCGGAACGTGTCGGCCGTCTTGACCGCGAATGCCATAGGGGTCGTGCTCAGGAGGGTGCCATTGACGTACGTCTTGAGGTTGGCCCCGTCGTGCGTCGCGGCGATGTGCTGCCAGACCCCCGCGTTGCGCGTGATAGCCGTCGACTCGAAGACCGTGTTCGAGGCGTTCTTGGCGCGGAAGCGGATCGTGCCACTCAGGTCCAGCAGGCCCCAGGCGCCCGTGTCTTCGGCGGTGGCGTAGTACTCCATCACCCAGGCGGTCACGGATGCGTTGAACTTGATCCACGCCATCCAGGTGCGTGACGTAGTCTGTAGGCCGACTATCGATGGGCCGACCGAGGCGGCCGCAACATTCTGCGTGAGCCCCTTGCCGGTGTGCCCGTCGCCGTCAGCGGTGCGGATCAGGTTCCCGGTGATCGTTAGATCACGCCCATGGCCCGAGCTGTCGAGCGCATTACCGGAGGCTTCGTCGAAGCCCAGTTCGAGGAGCATGCCATCGGAGCTGAAGTCGAAACCGGGAGGGTCGTCTCCGGCGACTGCCGTCGTGCCGCTGATCGACATCTGGTCAGCCGTCCCGCCAACGGACAGGTCATCAACGGGCGTGGTTGTCGACTCCTGGTTGAACAGCCAGAACGCAGAGGGGCCATTCTTCGACCAGTTGACAGCCGAATCCTTGAGTCCCGAGGCTTCGATGGCTGCGTCGCCAGCGGAGTCCGCCGACCAGGGGAGGGTGTTGCTCCAGAGGGCCCGGGCTGCGATCCGGCCTCCGAAGAAGTCGCCAGAGCCCTGGTAGGTGAAGCGGACCTGGCCACCAGCGCCCGGGGGGGACAGGGAGTCGTCGAGGTTCGAGGCGCCGCTCGCGTGCGTCCAAGTGCCAGCGGTGAGGTCGTACACCGAGAACCGGGGGGCGTTGGATCCGGTCGCCTTGCGGGCGACGATCAGATACCAGACGCCAAGTGATGGACCCAGGGCCGGATATGACGAGACTCCATTGCTGAACATGTGGAATGCGGCGAAGTCGGTCAGGCCGACCGGCGTCCATACGAAGCTTCCGCCGGCGGTGTGCAGCATCGCCCAGTCGCGGTAGCCGGAGATCGTGTTGAACTTCACCAGGGTCGCGACGGTCCCGTGGACCATGCCAGATGCCGCGCCGATGCCGGTAACCAGCTCGTCGCTGACGCCATTGAACTCGCGAACAGTCATGACTCAGGCCCCTCTCGGGGTCAGGCTGGCTGAGTGAGCGAGCCAGCGGTGATCTGCAGGTCCAGGCCGACGGAGATCGTGGTGGTGTTCAGCTTGAGCTCGCCGGAGCCTGCCGTGTCGCTGACCGGGCCGTCGAGGTGCGCCACATTGTCGCTCGAGACCGCGCGGTACCAGGCGGCAGTACCGGCGGCCAGCCCCTCGGCCGTCAGAGCGGGCGTGGTGTCGAGGGTCCGAACTCCGGTCGCCCCAGCCGTGAAGGCAGGGTCGGCACAGATGAACTCGGCCAGGAGGACCTGGCTGGTGATCGCCGTGTCGGGACCGGCCGGCTTGGTGCCGGAGTAGATCCGGATGAGGCCAGGGCCCGACCCGCTGTCGATCGCGTCGGTGTGACCAGCGGCGGCCGCGTTCCGGCGCGCGCTCGAAAGAGTGGGCATGTGTCCTCCATTGTGAGCATCCTGGACTTACCCCCAGGCAAGTCCAGGTTACCAGGCGCCCCACACTTCTCCGGACCGATCCTCCTCGGGCTTCTCGGTGTTCAGCAGAGAGCGACGACACAGGCGCGCACCGACGGCAGCCACGGCTAGGTCGATCTTCCGCGACGACTCACGGTTGTCCTTCATCAGCGAGATTCCATACTTGCCCGGGTAGCGACGGGCGTTCCGGAGGTGGTTGACCAGCGCGGGGTGTCCGTCGATCAGGAACTGCGGCTCGAACTCCTCGATGTCGTTCTTGGACTCCATCATCTCGACGAACTCCTCGGCGGCGCCGACGAAGAGCCGCTGCCGCTCGGGGCTGGCCAGGTCGAACATGATCGAGTGCGTCGACAGGCCGGACTTGGTCGCCCAGACCTTCAGGTCGTCCTTGAAGGTCTGGTGCCACTCGTCGATGAGGGCATCCCAGTAGCGGGTGCCGTCGGTGTCGTCCGTAGCGTGAGACGGGTCGGCCCAGAAGCCGACGACGTTGAACGTGGTCATGGCCTCGCGCACGCGGGCGTCGACGGAGCCGCGCGGGACCAGCCAGGTCTTGCCGCGCTCACCTTTCGGCTTCTGCCAGACGCCCACGGTGAAGATGAATCCGTCGCTGACCCGGCAGCCCACGATGGCCGTGGCGTCGTCGGACTTCGAGCCGTCGAAGAACAGTACGACGTCCTCGTCGGGCATGATGTTCCGCCAGCCGACGCGCAGGTCGTCCACGTCGGGCTGCTTGCGCTGCTCGGCCAGGAGTGGGTCGATGGCGGCCCTGATCGCGGCCGGGTCGAGCCAGGCGTCCTCGGAGGCGACGATCTGGTTGAACCAGAACCGGCGGGACCGGCTGACCGGGTTCTCCTTGTCCAGGATGGCGTCGACCAGTCCGTCGACATCGAGCCACCAGGCGTCGCCACGCACGCCCCGGATGATCGCGGCCAGGTGGTCGCGGATGGACTGCTCGCTCGGCTCGACCAGCTTGCCCGAGCTGTCCCGGATCTTCGGCGGGCGCATGGTCGCGTCCGGCGGAGCTTCCAGGGAGTCGTACATGATGCCGGTCTTCGCGGTCAGGCCAGCCTCCTGCTCCTCCCAGGTCTCGCGGCGGCGCTGGGCCACGCTGTCCTGGCTGGGCTCGTAGGCGTTGGTGATCGCGAGACGTCGCGCCGTACCGCCCTTGCTCTTGGTGGCGTTACGGGAGATGACGGCGTTCATCTCGTGGCCCTCGTTGTTCGATAGCCAGTGGTGGGTCTCGTTCATGATGACCAGCGTCGGCCGGCCGCCCTCGAGCGTCTTCGGCGAGCTGGTGACGGCCTCGATACGTCGGGCGCCCTCGTAGGCGTAGACGATCTCCTTGCCGATGGTGATGCCGTGCTTGTCCTTGCAGGCCTGTGTAAACAGCCCGGGGAACAGGGTCATCGTGTTCTTCGTCTGGTCCTTCGATACTGCAGCGATCTGGATCCACGCGCGCGGGTGCGACTTGGCGATCGGATCTCCGACCTCCAGACCCAGGTCCGGGCGGCGCCGGGTCGTCCAGCCCATGAAGCGACAGGGGCCGACCAGCTCAACCGCCGAGACGGCGGCGGCGATCGGGTCCTTACCTAGCTAACCCCAACCCTTGAGGCGCTGGAGGACGCCTTCGCGGTAGACAAATCGTCCACGCGCGTCGATGGCGTACCACCAGAGAATGAAGCGCTTCTGCTCGTCGGTTGGGTCGAACGGCGTTGGGCGGCCGAGCTCGTCGACCTCATCCGCCAGTAGATTATCTCGGATCCAGTTCAGGATCTGCCAACCGAGCGTCCATTCGGGAAGGATGAACTCGTCAAGCGGGCTCTCTCCGTCCCAGTCGGGGTTGCGCTGCCAGGTCGGCCCAATGGCGACTGGCTCTACGACGGCTTCTTGCGGGCCGACGATCTCCTCGGTAAGGGTTGGGATGGGACTCACCTCCTCTCCTGGTAGCGCCACTCGGAGAGTAGCTTGGTCTTCTTCCGGTAGTTGCACTTCGGGCACGCCGGCAGGCTGTTGCCAATCGAGTCCCGGCCGCCCCGAACGATCGGGATGACGTGCTCTCGCTGAAGTTCATCGCTCCGTTTGCCGCAATACGCACAGCAATGTCGGTAGCGAGCCTTCATCCTAGCCCATTCCCGGTCGGTGATCAGGAAGCGCTGGGCCTTGATGAGGCTCTTACGGTTCCGGCGTATGCCACGCATCTTCTCTGCGTTGTCGATCAGGTACTGTCGGGCATATGCACGCCTGTGATCAGCCTCCGTGGCATATCGCGCCCGGTCGCGCTGAATGCCACGTCCGTCAGTCACTCGACGGGCGTCGGACGCCTTCGTCTTGCAGCTCCGGTCGCAGTAGACAGCGTTTGAACGCTTCCCCGCCATGGAGCCGCCGCAGTGTGCGCAGCTCATCGTCGATTTCTCCTCCGCGTGATGAGGTACCCCACCAGCGTGCCGACGCCGATCCAGAACAGGCTCGGCACGAAGATCCAGAGGGCGACCCAGATCCAGTCGCCGGTGGTCATCTCAGCACGCGGCCGTTCGGAGTGATCTCGACGGTCTGCTTTCGACCCGGGGTTGAGCCGGACTTGGCGTCACCGGTGTTGATCTGGAGGTGGCGGATCTTGCAGGCGAAGGTGCCGGGCGCGTAGCCGCAGTCGCACTTGCACTTGTAGTTGCCGCACTCGCCGCCGGTGCAGTTCTCGGCATGTGAGATAGCCATCAGGACCCCTTCTTGAACATGGCGGCGCGGTCGAGGACGACTCCGTCTTCGGTGACATCGTCCTTGCCCTGGCCCTTGAGTGACTCGCGCTCAAGCTCGATTTGCATCCGGCGGCGGTCACCTTCGGTTGCCAGGAGCGCGGTGAATCCCTTGAGGTAGGCACCCAGTGAGGCGCCCTTCAGAGGGATGGTCTCGAAGACGGGCTCGCCCGACTCCTCGTTCATGCCGACGAACTGCGGCTTGAAGTCGCGGCTGAGCGACTCGGCCAGCAGGTAGGCGATCGCCCAGTCGGACGGCTGGTAGAAGACGCTCTGGCCGGACTCCGGCAGGCTGTCATACCAGTGCTTCGCGACGGGGTGCCACTTCTCCTCGCCCGGGATCTGGCCCGCTCGGGCCTGCCGGATGAGGTCGTCGTCGATCTCGTCGAGGTCGATGATCTCCGCGCCGGCCAGCTCGGCCTTGGTGCGGTGACCCATCTTGGCCTCGTTCTTCTTGCCGACCGGTCCGCGCGCGCCCATCAGAAGAGCTCCGGTGCGTCAGCGAAGATCTCGGCCTTGGTCTTCTGCGGCAGCTTCTTCAGGGTGAGGCCGACCTCGTTCAGCGCTGCCTTGAGCGCGGCGAGGTTCTCGTCGTCGTTCAGGTCGCCGAACGGAAGGCCTCCCAGCGGCAGGATGAGATCCTGCTCCGGGTCGGTCACCTCTTCGACGGGCGGCTTCGGCGGGGTCCAGTCTGCCTCGATGAGGTAGCTGACGTGGTGGCCGAACTTGATTCGGGCGTCACGGGATTGGGCCAGTGCGAACCTGTCGCGGCGCCGCTCGAACCCGGGGAGCTCGATGATCTTGGTCGCGTGATTGATCTGCTTGGAGTTCGACACGAAGGTGGCTCGGATGCCCTTGTCCCGGCAGTATGCGTTCGCCTCCCTGAGGGAACCTGCCAGTACGACTACTCGCTCCATGAC